CCAGAGTTCTTCGGCGCCGGGATGGCGCGCATCCATTCGTGCGTCGGCATGCCAAGAGGCCATTGGTAGTCGGCGCGGACAGCCCGCATGAACTCGTGCACGTCGTGGTGCCCTTTGCTCATCAGGATGTAGGTGTCCTCGCCAACGTTTTCCACGCTCAGCGGGTAGTGCGCGCCGGCCATGTCAGAACGCGGCGATGCGCCGGCCAAGCACGTCGGAGTAGGCGGCCATGTGGCCTTCCTGCTCGGTGAGGCGCTGCTTCTCCTCGGTCGGCAGCGAGTCGAAGATGCCGCCCACGGCCGAGCAGAACGCACGCAGCTTGGTCAGCTTCTCGTCCAGTTCGTTCTTCTCGTCCACCACGCGCTGCTGGTGCGGTTGCAGAGTGCTCATCGTGTCTTTCCTTCCATCGTTGTGCCTGCGTTGTGGGTGCCGGCTAACCCTTCGCTCGATCGGACTCGCCCTGGCGGGCTCTCCGCTCAGCTCAAACGTTGGGCGTCTTTCTGTCATCGAAGCCGTGCTCCACGGCTCGCCAGTCGCCGCGCCTAGCTTCGTGCATGTCCAGCGCGCGGAACTCGGCCGTGCGCTGGCGGCGGAACTTGCGCGCCGCATTCACGTCGGCGGTCAAGGTCATGCCAACTTGGCAGGCCATGTAAAGCCCGGTGGACTGCCCGTCCTTGGTGAAGTTCTCCACCAGCCACGAGTACGTCATGAGTAGTCCTCGTCAAAGTTGCACGGCACCGTCCACTGCTTGCCGCAGCGGCTGCACTCGATGATGTCGTGCTCGTCCACCACGCCGCAGCAGTCAACCGTGCGAGGTTCTGGGCAGCGTTGCAGGTGCTTCTGGCAAAGCTCGGGCTTCTCGGCATCGTGCAAGCTGCACCCGCCCTTGATCCGGCCACCTTCGTAGCGCTTTGGCAAGGGCCGCCCAACTGGTTGGTCAACCGGACTTGCGCCGGCAAGGTTCGTTGTCATCGTTGCTCCTGTGTTGGGCGCAAGCCGGTTACCGCCGACGTTGACCGCCGTCTCTGGGTTCAGCTTGCGGTCGCAGCAGGTGCAGCGCGGGCTGTAGTTCATCGCGCGCTCCCGCTCAGGCCGCCAGGAGCCCGGTGAAAAGTCCGCCCCAGCCGGCGCCGTGGTTCTCTCCGCCGCAGCTGCAGTCGCACTTGAAGCCGCGCGCGTGCTCGCACCTGGCGTCGCACTTCGTGGCCGGGTTCGTCCAGGCTTGCAGGAAGCCCCAGCTCATCTGGCGGCCGCAGGTGCAGACGCCGTCTCCCTGGAGGCGCGGCTTGTCGCCGATCTGGGCGGCACCCCAGCGCACGCCGGGGTAGACGCGGCCGCCGGCGCCGCCGTCGCGCCACCAGCTGTCTCCGTGCCTGTTCGGGTAGCTCACCCGCTTGCCAGTTTTGCAGTGCTTGCAGTTGTAGATCGCGGTGGCCATGCTGCTCTCCCTTCAGATGCTCAACCAGACCTGGTATTGGCCCGGGCCCGCGCGGTGGACCGTGGCGAAGCGGCCCTGGCTCACCCACCCGTTGTAGGTGCGGCAGAAGGTGTCTGCCTCGCTCTGGGTGGTGTAGGTGTCGTGAAGGGTGCTCATCGGGTGCTCCTGGTTTGCGGGGTCGATGGCTGTACTATCGCCATGGACTCGCACAAATGCAAGCGCAAGAGCGTGCACTTTCTCGCACGCTCTCCCCCCTGATCGCGGGGTGTCAGGCCGCTTCGGCGCGGAAGGTGATCCCGTGGAGGATGGTGCCGCGGTTCAGGTTCGAAGCGCAGCCCTGGGCGCCGCTCTCCGCCCACCCGATGAAAGCCTGGCGGCGGTCGGTGCTCACGAAGAGCTCGCCGGCGCGGCCGGTGTAGTAGAGGGTCTGGCCGCGGCGATCGGTGCCGGCGACGAGGTGCGTGCAACCCGGGGCTTTGTTGAGGTCCATGCTGGGGCTCCTGGTGGTGGTGCTGGCGGTGCTGCTCAGGGGCAGGTGTAGAGGACGTCGATCCCGTTCTCGGTCCCGTAGGCGATCGCGGCTTTCTTCGCGGCGCCGTAGGTGTCGTTGCAGTGGAAGACCACCGCGCCGGCGCGGTTCTCGAAAAGCCAGCTCCCGCGGCCCTTCGGCTGGCGCAGGTGGCTCAGGTAGAACCGGCGGGTTTCGATCTCGCAGCGCTCCTGGCGCGGCGCGCGGGGGGTGCTGGTGCTGGTGGTGCTGGTGGCTTGCATGGTCGGGCTCCTGGTGCGTTGTCGATGTCTTCACTATGCGACTGGACTCGCGTATATGCAAGCCAAGAAGCGTGAACGACTGCGCACCCCCCTTGACCAGGGGGTTCCACGTGAAACGGTCAGCCCTGGATCTCGCGCAGCTCCTGGCGGCCGATCCCGAAGACCTGGCGCAGGTGGTCGATCAGGCGGATGGCTTCGCTTCGGTCGATCTCGACCGCGGCGGACATGGCCGGCAGGGATGGCTGCTCATCGGCGATCAGCGTCACGCGGCCGTCCGGGCGCTGCTCGCCGGCGAAGACCTCCTGGGGCTCCCCGGTGCTGGCCAGCTTGCTGAGGGTCATGGCGAGGTGCGTCATCGTGTCTCCTGGTGGTCAGAACAGCTCGCGGATGGCTTTGCCCTTGCGCCTGGTGGCGTAGGCGTTCCGCTGGTGGTGCTCGAGGTCATACGCGAGGTGGTGGCGCTGGCACCAAGCGGCAAGGTTCTCCGGCCGGCAATCCTCCGGCTGGTGGTTCAGGTGGGCGACCGTGAGCACAATGATGATCGGGACCTCCTCCGGCGGCCATGCGAAGCGATCGATGAAGGCCCGCGCGTCTCTGTAGGTCCAGGGCATGCCGTCGGGCTTCAGGCCCTGCCCGGCGGCGTGCATCGCGCGATCGTCGGCTGTCGTGGCTGGTGTGTTGCCGACCATCGGCCGCCACTTCGCGGCGTCGCCCTCTCCGATGATCCAGTGCCCCACCGCGTACTGCGCGGCCTGGCAGCCGGGGTGCTCGCACTTCCACTTGGCCCGCTCGAGGATCTGCAGGCGGACCTGCGGCCACTCGGGCGGGTAGCGCTTCTGGTTCCCGGCACTGATCGGCATGCTCTCTCCCTACTGCCGCGTCAGTTCCGGCAGGGTGTTGCAGGTGAAGCCGCAGGCCGGGCACTCCTGGCCCCAACCGCCGAGCTGCATCAGCCCGTGGCCGTTCGGGCACATGCCGCTGCGGATCAGGTAGTCGCTCTCGATCGCGCGTTCCTTGTCGCCGGGCTTGCCGCCGATGACCTCGATCGTGTCTGGATCTCGCCGCTCGACCGTCATTGGATCTTCCCCTCGCCCGGGTCGGAGACGAACCTGCCGGGGCCGTGCTCCGCGCGCGCGGCCTGGTCGACCACCTGCTGCAGCAAGGCGAACATTCCGGCGCCGCTGCGCAGATCCGCGGCCAGCGCCGCGACCATGTTGGCCGTGCACGCCTGGTCGCGCAGCTGCGCCTGGCGGTCGCCGGCGTAGTCGACCAGCAGCGATCTGACGCGCGCGGTGCCGGCCTGCTCATCGACGTGCAGGACCGAGTAGCTCGGGTTCACTTGGTAGAACCACTCCGCCATGCCCGGCGTGTGCAGCACCACCGCGCCGGCGAGGTCGTGCTTCTGGATGATCGCTTCGATCTCCGCTCGAGCGACCTTGAGGCGCGCCTGGTCCGGCGCTTCGATGCTGTAGATGGGCTTGCTCATGTTTTCTCCTGGGGTTGCGCAGCCTTGGGGGCGATGCCGCGCAACTCTCGCGTCAAGTAGTCGGCGAATACCAGAACATCGTTGCCACCGCCTTGTACCGTCACCGTGCGGCAGGCCTTGTCCCACAGATGCCTGATGCGATCCTCGTCCAGCGGCACGGCCTGCGCTGGCGCTGGCGCTGCTGGGCGCAGCGGTTCCTCGCCATCCCAAACAAGCAACCCGGCCGGATCTGACGCAATGTCGTCCGGGTGTCGAGGCGCGCCGGTAAACGGGTTGAACGCCATAACCTTTCCAATCATCGTGACTCCTCATTTGCGGCCTGCGCTGGCGCTGCTGGTGCGGCCCGTTTCAACATCCGATCACGCGCCTGTAGTGCATCAAGGATCATCCCGGTCTTGAGCGATCCGCCATCGGTGCGACAGTTCACCGGGTCAAGGCCAAGCGTCCGGAGGATCGTGTCTGCGTCATCGCACTCTCGGTGCCATTCGCGCATTGCCATATCGCCGCGCTCGTCGGCTTGGCGCTGCGCTGGCGCTGCTGGTGCGGATGCGAGGCCTGCGCGGAAGAACGCAGCGGCAAGGTCTTGGAGCGCCAGCGTTGCCTTCGTCACATCGTATGGCCCACTTTCGTAGGTCAGCGCACGCCACAATCTGTCGTCGTTGTGGGATCGCAGTACTGCAAAAGCGATCTCTTCTATTTGTTTGGTCGTGAGTTCATTCGGCACGGCGAGGGCCCACCCACATGTGTTCCGTCACGGAAACGCTCCGCTCGTAGTCGTGCATTCCGGTCAGCCCGGCTACGGCGATGATGTGCAAGCGCATTCGCTCTGCGTCTTCCTTCCGCGCAAAACGGATCGCGTTGTTCGCGTCGCTGCACCAAGTTCCATTCTTGCCCGGCGTGCTATTGAAGCCCCACCACTGAGGACCGTATCCGTCAGCCTTCCATTCCACAAGCCACGCCACAGCCTCGCCCTGCGCGCTCGGCTGCGCTGGCTGGGTGGCTAGTGCTGCGGCCAGCGTGTCGAAGACAGCACGCAACCGAACGGCCAGCATCCGCACGTCCTCGTCAGCCTTCTCGTGAGCGCGCCCGAACTGGCGGTGCCCGATGTGAATTGCCTCGGTAAGTTCTTCAAAGCCTCGCAGCGGCTTGCGTTGGGCACACTCCGCGGCGATGACCATCAGCGCAGCCAGCGCCTCTCGCGTGTCAGTGCTCATGCTTGCTCTCCCGGGCCCATCACGCACTTGCCCTGTGGGCACGGCAGGGCTTCCTGGCATCCCCAGAGCATGCAGCTCTGGTGCACCACGCTCTCCGGCGCGCTGACACCCGGCGAGGTGATGATCTCCATCGGCTGGTCGGCGCTGAGGCTGGTGGTGAACTTCACCCAGGCTTCCGGTCCGAAGCGCCAACCGCCGCCCTCGTAGGCGACAGCTCCGGACCACCGTGCAGTTTCAGCCAGCACCACCGGGCCGAGGCCGGTGCCGCGCAGCTTCACCCGGGAAAATTCCATGCCAGCGTCCGATCGGCGGTCGGGCTCGACGCGGCGCGCCTGGAGACCGGCCTCGAGCACCTGCAGGATGTCTGCCTCGCTGGCCTCGCGGTCGCGGTTCAGGCGCCACCACTCGTCCTGGTGCGCGCTCAGGGTGCAGCGCAGCTCCAGCGAGCAGTGGCGAGCGAGCAGGCGCTTCGCGTGCGTGCGCTCTCCGGCTTCCGCTTCCGAGCGCGCTGCGCCGTCGCTGCGGTCGACCTCGCGCTCGATCGCCTTGGCCCATGCGGTGATGGCGCGCACTACCTCGGGCTCCGTGAGCAGGTGGTCAGCCAGCGCGCGGAAGGTGGCCGGGCTGCTCGAGCCGTCGTTGTGCTTTGTCTCGAAGGCCGCGGCGACGTCGCGCGCGATGCCGAATGCGTGCGCCTGGAGGCGCCGGATCTCTGGGGTGATCTCGCTCATCTGGGGGTGCTCCTGGTGGTTCGCCGGGAGCCAGCGCTCCCGGCTTGGCTTGCTCTCAGTGGGCCTTGCCGCCGGCGGCGCTGGCGATAAACGCGCCGGTGGCCGCCGAGGCTTGCGCGCTGGCCTTGTCTGCCGCCTTCGCCGCGGGAGTCTTCGCGGCCGGCTTGCTGGAGGTCTTCTTCGCGGGCGGCTTGCCATTCACGTTCTCCGTGGTGGCTGACTGTGGCGGCGCCTGGTCGGCACCCTTGCTTCCCTTCGGGAATGGCCACGCACCGTCATCCTTGCCCTTCGCGCCGGCCGCGGGCGTCTGGGCGGCGCCGGGCAGGCTCTGCTGCAGTTCCTGCGGCGCGATGAACTTCGCTTCGATGTCGCGCGACTTCATCTTCGCCAGCCGGCCGAACTGCGCTTCGGTCACGTTCGCCGACTCGAAGCTCATGCGCGCGATGACCGTGCCGCCTTCCTTCGGGGTGAACCGCCAGTTCGACAGCAGGCCATCGGTGATCTCGAGGTCCGACTTCTTTCCGCCCATGCCATGGTCGATCACCAGCTTGTAGCCGGTCAGCTCCTGGTGCCAGGGGAACTTTCCGATCTTCATGCCGACGTTCGTGAGGTTCGGCATGTCGCTGGCTTCCGGGATGCCATCGAGCGCGGCCTGTTTTGCGCTCTCGCTGCCGGCCCCCTTCATGAACAGCCAACGCTTCAGGCCGGGGTCGAAGGTGTCGAGGATGTCGGCGGAGAGCTGGACTTCGAAGTTCAGCTTCGCGCCGGGGTTCTCGTCTGGTTGCCTGTTTTTTTGGCTCAAGACGACGACATCCAGCAGCTTCGCCTTCGTTGGGTTGATCAGTTCGAACATGATGCTCCGATCGTGGTGGTGGAGTGGTGAAAGGTGGGCGGGTGCCGGTCGCAATCCGGCCTATTGGGCACTCCAGGAACCCCCGAGAGGAAAGTAGCCCGCAGCTCGCTTGAGCTCACCCGCCCGTTGATCACTGGGGGAATCGGCGGTCGATCACCGCCTTCAGGTCCTGGATCTGGTCCGGCGGCAGGTGCCGCGCGCCGTCCAGCTCGAGCAGCGCATCGTCGCGGGCGCCGTCGGGCAGCTTGTTGATCGCTTCGGCGATCTGGGCGTAGGTGCGCGGCGCCGGACCGCCGCGGTTCTGCGCCTGGTCGGCGGCCGGCGCGGGCGCATTGGCCGTCTTGCCCTTGCCCTTGGCCGCGGCGGGCGCGGCGGCGCTCTGGCCCTGCTGCGCCGGCTCCGGGTCCGCCTGGCGCCGCTGCGTGGTCCCGAAAGCCTCGCGGCTCGCGGCCTGGTCGTCGCTGTGATCCTCGAGCGCGGGCGGCTCGGAGCCCTCCTCGACCACATCGCGCACCTGCTCGACGCTTGTCATGCTGCGCAGGTCCAGCGAGCCGGCCTCGCCGCGGGCGTCGATCTCCGCGGCCACTGCCAGCGCGTCGTTGGAGGCGATCGGCAGCATCTTGGCGTGCTTCTTGATCGCAGACTTCGCGGCCATGTCATCCTCCCACATGACCCATGGGGTGTCCGCCAGCTTCGCTTGCGCCTTGTCCAGATCCTTCTGGTTCTCCGCCATCTCAACGCCGCGCAGCAGCGCCCGGTACGTCTCGCTGCGCGACCGGATCTTGTGCAGCTCCTCGAGCGGCAGCACGCAGGCGCTTTCGCCCTGGTCGTTGATCCTGGCCCAGCTGAAGGCGCCGATGAGCTGTCCGCGCTCGCGCAGCGTCTTGCTGTAGCGCAGCATGGTCTGGCTTCCGAGGGTGTGGTCCCAGGCGTCATTTTCGTGGATGGCGTCCGCCTGCATCACCTGGATCTGGGGCGACCGATACGCCAGCGTCAGGAAGCCGCGGTAGCCGATCTGAAACTGGCACTCGAGCACGTCGACCCACTGGTTCCCGACCTTGCGGCGGGTGTTGTAAGGGATCAGAAAGGCCTGCTGCTGCACGGTGTTCGGCTCGAGGCCAAGGGCGGCGCTGGTCATCATCGCGCCGAGCACCGTGGTCGGGTCGCACGCGGCCAGCTTCGGGGTCTTCTTCACCGCCATCACGCACAGCCGGAGCATGCGGTCGGGGGTCAGGAAGCGACCGGCGACCGCGGCGATGCCCTGTTTGACGCGGGCGTCATCGAGGTATTCGAAGATGGTCTTCGGGGCGGGCGTGGCCTGGCCGGTGGCGGCTGCTCGCAGCTGGTTCGTGGTGCTCATCGTGCTTTCCTCTCGTTGCGGTACTGGTCTGCGGTGATCTGCTCGACGCGGAATGCGGCGGGCTCATCCTGGTCGCGCGCGGCGCTGGCCAGCCTGGCGGCCTCAGCGACCTGGGCGGCGATGAATCGGTCGGCGTCCCACACTCGGTGCTCGCGCACGCTGGTGCTCCCGTCGCCGGCGGTGTGCCGGAGGTAGACGTCGCGGGTGATCAGTTCGATGCTGCTCATTGTGATGGTCCTTCAGCGGGTGCCGGCCGAGCGCGACTTGGCGCGGCGCAGCACCCTGGTGGTGGTGGTCTTCGTGAAGAGGGCGTACCAGTCGGGGTGCTCTCGCTTGAAGCGTTCGAGCTCAAACTGCACGCGGCTTTCGTTGCCCCAGCTCATCACGTCGCGCACGCCGCTGGACAGCGTCTCCGCGGGCCCCATGTGCTTGGCGATCAGAAACCGGAGGTGTTCCTCGCGCGCCTTCAGGGCCTCGACTCGGCCCTTGATCTGGCCGAGCTCGCTGACCGCATCCAGGATCTCCGGCGTGGCCTCGACGCGCCGCGGCTCGGGCTTGGCGAACAGCGAGCGCAGGTCGGCGAAGTTGACCGGGTCGGGCGGCTTGTCCCGCTCGACGTGGTCTTTCCAGAACGAGACCATCTTGGCGCGCATCCCGTCGATCGTCTCCTGGTCGCGCTTCAGCCAGTAGAGGTCGACGTCATCGAAGCTGCGCAGCGCGGCGGCGAGGCAGCGCTCGCGTCCGGTGATCATCAGGCCATCCATGAACTGGGCGGCGTAGTCGATCGGGATCTCGTCGCTTCCCTCCTGGCCCCACTTGTGGCGGGCCTGGCCGCCGACCGACTTCGCGTCGACGTTCACGTGCTCTCCGTCCAGCAGCAGCTCCATGTCGATCTCGACCGACAGAAAGGCGTGCTCCGGGTCGGTGTAGCGCTCGTTGCGTGCCAGCAGCTTGACGTCGTGTCCTTCGTCGCGCAGCTTGTCGACCACCATGTCGCAGATGAAGGGCTCGAGTTTCTTGCCGCGCGCCAGCCGGCGGTCGCGCTGCTCGTTCGGCTCCTGTTTCACGCGGCCTGTCTTCAGGCGCCAGAGGTCGACCGGCGTCATCCAGGCGCTGACCCCGAGCACCGCCGGCGCATCGGTGCCGCCGAGGAAGCTCTGCCTGTCCCTGGTGGTGGGTGCGTTCACTCGCATCAGCTGTTCTCCAGGTCGGCGATCCGCACGCGGAGGATTTCCTCTTGGCGGTAGCTGTTGCGGATGTACTCCGGACCCATGTTCAGCCCGGCGGCCTCGTAGGACTTGCGCTCATCGATCACCGAGCGCTCGCACCACCGCAGGTAGGCGGCGTAGGCGCTGCGCCAGGCCCGCGACCACCAGGGGCGGTGCGTGCGGATCACGCGCGCCTGCTGCGGCATGAAGGTGGCTTCGTTCATCAGGCCGCGCGCGGCGGCCGGGGTCTTGCTGGTGGTGGTCATGCTTGAATCCAGGTCATGGGGATGTCGGCGAGGTAGGCTTCCCAGGCGGCGTTCAGCGAAGCCTGCTGCGCGAGGTGGATCTGCAAGGCGCTCATGCCGACCTCCGCGCGGTGGAGTGCAGGGTGCCGCGAAGGGCGGCGTCGACCGCGCTGGCGTCGACCGTGAGGGTCACGCTGGTGCGGCGGCGCTGGATCTCCGCGCGCAGGGCGCGGCCGAGTTCGATGGTGCGCTGGGTCGTCTCCGCCGTCATATAGAAGGGGTGGCGCTGCGCGAAAGTCTGGGCAGTAGTCTTCATCTGGGGCTCCTGTGGTGGCGGCCGGCGGCCGCACTCCCAAGCCCGGACTCGCCGGGCTCGCG